AGTATATAGCAATGTTCCTGACTTTTTGCAAAAGACTAAAGAAAAACATAAATTAACAGATGATGCGCTTAATAGAGAATACAATCTTGGCATTCCTGATTCAGGTGGTGCTTTATTTAGTTCTGAGAATGTTTCTAAATGTGCTGTTGGTAGCTGGGCATTACCAAACAAAGAAAGACATTATATGGCAGCATTAGATCCAAATTTTGGAGGTACAGACTATTGGGAGTATTTAATAATTGACATTACTGATTATCCATATCAAGTAGTAGCTGAGTACAGAGAAAACGATAGACAATCTTTGTTCTGTATAGACAAAACATTACAATTATCAGATGCTTACAATCCTGTTTTAACTGTAATAGAACACAATTCGGGTGGTGCTATTATTGCAGCTGAAATTGTTAAACAGCGTCCTGGTTTAGCAATTGACACAGTAGCCACTACTAACACTTCTAAAGTTGTTAACACAGACCGATTGGCATTAGCATTAGAAAAAAGAGAGATTATATTTCCAGCTAATTGGGCAGGGTTAACAGAATTTAAAAGTTTTTCTCTTCAAACTAGAAATGCAATGTATGGACATGATGATTGTATTATGTGTTTAAGCATTGCTTTTGCTAGATTAGAAACAGCGTTAAGAAGACGCGGAGGAGCGTTAGCAGCAGATCTAGGAACTGTGTCTAGAGCAAAATCTAGGTTTAGATAAATAATTTGCCAGCTTATTGAAGCGAAGCTGGCTTAGGTAGGAGAGGCTACCATAAAAAATAGTATCACAAGTTTATCAATTTATGCTTTAAAAAATATTAAGATTTAAAATAAAGTATAAGTTAATTTATTTTTTATGCCAAATTACGGGAAAATCTTTAACAAAATATGGCAATTTTTTAGACGTTCTAGTTCCTCAGATCTAGAAGGGTATAGGCAATCTGTTATTTACCCAGCTATTCAGTTTAAAGCTAATTATGATTTACCAGAAACTCCAATACGTCCAGTACATGGTGATTTAAATATTTCTTATGATTTATTGGAGATGTATTATTGGAGTTATGAATATCGTCATGCCATAGACACTATAGCGTCAGATTGCTTTCAAGAAGTCGAGGGACAAGTATCTAGTTGGTATGTTTCTGACACATTAATAGATGGAAGTTCTGTTGCTCCAGAAGTGTTAGAAATAGCCAAAGAATTATCTACTGCTCGTTGCGGAAAGGATTTAATTTTAGGTGGTGATTTTTTAATACGAGCTGCTGTAGAAGCGTTGGCTTTTGGAGATAGTTTTGTAGAACTTGGTATTGGTAAAACTGGGTTAAGTAAAGATGATTGGGATATTACTGCTAGTCAATATTTACCAACTTTTTCTATATTTGTAGAGAAAACTGCTAATAATGAAACTCTCAAATATATACAACGAACTAAGTTAATGTCTTCTGATGATGACTTAGAGTTTAATCCAGTTAAAATACTTCATTTTAAGTACAAATCTCGCGGTCTTTATGGCAATTCTATTGGTTTTCCTTCGATAGAAACATGGCGCAAATTTAAAGATTGTTCCGTAGCTTTAGAAACCGCAGCACGAGATGTGGGCATTACTCCTTGGCTTCATATTTTACCAGAAGACAAAACAGAACAAGACAGAATTGATTATATGCAACGTCATGAAAGCATGGCGGCATCTGGCATTATCACAAACTTGTATTTAATGTCTGGTTCTGATGTCCGTAAAGCAGCTAGTACATCCGGAGATGCGTTAACTCCATTAGTCGATTACTGGTTAAAATTGCGATATCAATGCATTCCACCAAGAGTGCCAGCATGGATATTCCCCGGCTTAGCTGATACAGCAAGTGGAGCCAAGGACATTCATGGACAACCAGCATTAACATACAGCAGATTAATTGGGGAAGTACGTTCATTGATTGGAGAACAAGTGCGGTGGGCAATTTGCGTTAAAATGGTTCTTAGATATGGCTATGATTTCTACTTAAATAATCGAGCTTTTGACGTTAAGTGGCCTAAATGGGTATTAACTCCAAATTCTGAATACACTCAAGTTATGAGTGAGTTTACTCATCAAGATTCTACTCCTCCACCACAAGATTTACAACTAGAAAAATACTATGCTAGAAACTAAGTTTGTACCTGAAAAATCAGATCTAATCCCATTAGATGAATTACTTAAAACAGCATTAATTACTGATGATGATGTTAATAACTATATTAAAGATTGGGACAAAAACAATGTTGAATATGCTGGTTTACTAGAAGCTGAAATTGTGGCTGAGGAGTAACAATGGCAGATTTCTCCTTTGACACTAAAACTCAAAGATTCCGCTATACTTCTGGTATTTTTGCTGGTAGATTCGTATCTAGAGCAGACATACAAGAAGTAATAGAAAATAATATTAATAGGCTAAAAGGAGATATTAAAACTACTACTCAATTGCTATTAGATAAAAAAATAACTGTAGCAACATGGGAACAAACTATGCGGGAGATTATTAAAAAAGGTAATACTCAATCTTACCTAGCAGGTAAAGGAGGCAATTATCAATTCAAAGCCAGAGATAAAGGAGTAGTAGGCAATAGTTTAGTTGATGAATATGCTTACCTACGACGTTTTTCTCAGGAAATTAATAGCGGTAATTTATCTCCTGCTCAAATATTAGACAGGTCCAGTAAATATGGAGATTCTTTCTATAAATTCTATGAAAGAGGAAGGTCAGAAGCACATAAAGAAGCTGGATTTAAATGGGAAAAATGGGTAATTGGAGCATACAACAACGTTTGCCCTGACTGCATTTCTTATTCAATGAATGGCTGGCAAATAATTGGATATTTTCCACCAATTGCTGTTGCCACGGCTTGTAAAATGCGCTGTAGATGTTACAAAGATTATTCTAACAGTGTTACTAAACCAATTGTAGATTTATTAAATTCAAAACAAGGATGGATTAATTATGGAAGTTATGCTACAAAAGCCAGTTAAACGTACTTTATACATGGGTTCTCCTACACCAGAAGATTTAGATAAAATCAAATTTTATACTAAAGAAGATTGGGAGTATGACGAATGGTATGTTGTTCCGCTGCGTGCTTCAGACAATTTAGTTAGTAGAAGCTATAAAGTGTGGCATGATGACGTTCTACAACAAATGCCTAAAGAATTGATTGGTAAAAATTTAATATACAACCACGAATGGAGTGAAGCCGAGGAATCAATTGGTTTTATATTAGATGCTTTTTTAGTGTCTGAACCAAGCTATGACAACGCAATTGACAGCGGCGACAGATACACTAAAAACATGTCTATTGTAAAAAATAAAGGGTATAAATGCGTTTATTGTCTAGCTGCTATTCATGCATCAAAAGCTGAAGACATAATGAATATTAAGACAATGCGCGTTAATAAATGCTCTACCGGTGGTGTATTATCTCAAGTAGATATTATTTGTCCTAATTGCTCTGCTGAATACGGGAGAGAAGTTAGCTTTTTTGAATTAGATTCTATGGGTAAATACATCTGTCCTCACCAAATACCAGGAGGATATGAATACGACGAAGACGACGAGATAGCTGATTATGCAATTTGGAATGGCATATTTGAGGGTGTTGAGCTATCTTTAGTCGTTTGCGGAAATTTACCCAATGCTGAAATTTTAAGATAGAATAGTTTAGCACCTTAAACAACAAATCAAAGTGCTGTCTGTGGCAATTGGCAGCACTTTTTACTTTATGCTTCGTAACTACTATTTAGCCACTCAACAAACTCATCCAAGAGCAAATACAGTGTTTGCTCATTGGCTTGTCTTTGCCAAAATTCTTCTCTACTCATCTTTCCTTCTACAGGAAACATGAGTTCTTTGGATTTAAGATCCATCCAAGGCTTTATTTGTCTTGATTGACAATCGCCGTCCGGGTGAATCTCGATTACGACATTTTCTACAATGTCGTTCCACAAACCTTCATCAAAGGTTTTGTCGCGTGTAAATACAAAATTCTCCCACGCATTAACTTGTATTGCGTACTCGGTCAATTCCCACGCACGAGAATTTCCTGGGTCTCTTACATATCTCATATACAGTCCCTCCTATTCAATAGTTATAATAAACCACAAATATATAGTTGTCAATAATTTATTTATGTAATTTTCGATAATTTCTTTGCAGTGTTTTAACAAACGCCGGAGTATTTTTGTTTTTCCAAACTGGGTCTGTTTTGCTTATAATCCAATTCTCTGAGGAATGACATACGTTTCTGTGGCAGTACTTACATACTGGGAAGAAGTTAATTCCATATTTATCCCCAGATTTTCTATAACTGCTATGATGCACTTCTTCACTTTTGTTTATGCCACAACAACAGCATTTGCCGTTAGTTCTTCTGTGTGCAGCAGACAACTTTTTTTTAGTTACTTTTTTATATCGTTGGCTGTAATCGTAGTTCATGCCTGGTTTTGGCATATCTTGAAATAACCATTGAAGTATATTAAACATAGTTGCCTCCTTTTATAGCTATTACGGATTTACCGCAATAGCTTGTAATTTATTAAGATTTATGTCTCCCAATCCACGATTGAGCAATTTTTATTTGCATTTCTACTTCCAATTCATAAGCAGCGCTACATCCATTTTTCGCTCTTTCTTCAAAAGTTTCTATGTATTTTAACGCAGCTGCTGAATTATAAGAAAATAATTCCCAAGTAAATTTAACAGCAGATTCTTGTATTTGTTTTTTCTTTAAAATACAGTTGTAGATCTTCTCCGCTATATCATATTTACCATTTACTATTCGTAAAGCAGCTAGGGGACAGTGGTCAAAAACTTCCCAAATAAAACTGTTATCATCAATCTCAGAGTCATTAATTAAACGACATTTTATTTCTTCTGGGGTAATCTTAACCGTAACTTCATCTAAATTATTACGAATTTTGGCAATTTGTCTTGTCATTTTACTTTTCGGTATTTTGTCTTTTACATTTTACTTAATATTGGTTTTGTTGTCAATAACAATCTGTAAGATATGTATTGACACTTATCCTTATTTCTGATATAAAAATAATTGATGAAACTAAGTAATTGTTTATGCTCAGACAGTATCAACAAAACGTCATTAAAGACGTGTACTCTTTGTATAAAAAAGGAATTAAATCAGTTTTGGTTTATGCTCCGACTGGTAGTGGAAAGACGTTTATCGCGTCTCAAATTATAGCTGATGCATTGAATAAGGGGCGAAAAGTTCTTTTTTTAGTTCACAGGACAAGGTTAATAGAGCAAACGATCAAAACACTGAGAGAAAAATATAGTATTTCTCAATTTGATATTGGAGTGATTTCACCAGAATACTCTCCTGCCTATCATTGTCCAATTCAAATAGCAATGGTACAAACGATAGCCAGGAGGCAATTGCCATCAGATATTGGTTTAGTGATTGTTGATGAGGCGCATACACTTGCTTATTTTGAAGTGTATTCTAGAATAGTAAATCATTACTCTGGTGGCGTATTAGCTTGTTCTAATTGCTTTTTCCTTGGATTATCCGCTTCTCCATGGAGAACTAAAGCCAAAGAAGGATTTTGCCAGTATTTCCAAGCTATTGTGCGCGCTCCATATCCAGCCGAATTAATTAGAGAAAAGCATTTAGCGTCTGCACGTCATTTTGGATGGGGTGGGTTAATAGATTACAGGAAGCTGGATTCTGCTAATGGAGATTTTACGTCAGTTAGCTTAGAGTTAGTTTGTAATAGCGAGTATAATGCTATTGTTGTTGATAAATTCAAGGACTTATGCCCTAATAGAAAAACTATAGCTTTTTGTGCTAGTGTTAAACAGGCTGAAGACTTAGCGGAAAAATTTAATCAATTGAATATTATTTCTGAAGTAATAAAAGCAGAAACTGATAATAGTGAAAGAAATGCTATTTACAATAGATTTAAGCACGGGATTACACAGATGTTGGTTAGTGTTTCTGTTTTATGCGAAGGTTTTGATGAGCCAAGTTGTGATGCTGCGATAATTGCTAGACCAACAAAATCTAAAGCATTGTGGGTTCAGATGTGCGGTAGAGCATTACGAATTTTCCCTGGTAAAGAAAATGCTTATTTACTAGATTTTGGTGACAATACTAAAAGATTTGGATTATCAACAGAAGGCTATCAAACGCCATTGTGTCCAGTGTTTAAGAAAAATCATGAAATGCCAGTTAAAGAATGCCCTAACTGTGCTGCTGTGTTACCTATTTTTGCTCAAATATGTCCTCATTGCGGTTTTGAATTTATTGGAGAAGAAGATAAAGAAATTCCTGATGTTTTACCAGAGTTTGGTGAGATTTTTTCAAAAGAACAGCAGAAACAAATTGGATATTTAAGAGGACAGCTACTTCGTGCTTACAAAGCTGGTAGGAACATTGCCAGAGTAACTTGGTTGTTTACAGAACAATATGGATTTGCGCCAGAACAACATTGGTATAAAGATGCAATTTTTAGACGCGGTAAATCATGCCATCCACTTGTTAGAAAGGCAGATCAAGCTAGACTTTTTAAAGTGCTAAAAAAGGCTAATCCTAAAGCGACGTTGGGCTGGTTAGGAGAACAATTCCGCAGAGAATTTGGTCCTGGATATTACAATTTTGAAAATGTTATTACTTGGTATGATGCACTGGGAATACCATCTAGCAGTTGTTGGAAAGAAATTAAGCAAGCCTACCAAAAGTTAATAATAGATGCATCTCCAGAGTATGCGGAAGTCCTTAATTTCTACTTAGAAGATGCTAAAAGTATAAAACTTGGGAAATAATTAATCAATTATGTTGTAGACAAAAAATGATTTAAACCAATCAAAAATAAGTTGTATTTTGTTCCGAAAAAAAAATAACATTAAAGCGTTTATTCTCACAAAAGTTTCTTTAATATTGACTTTTATCTTTTTAATTTGAAACATTACTATTCTAGATGGCGTTTCACTAGAAACTAGAATTACTGTTTTAATTCGCTCAGATTTAAATGTAGGAGTGTCCATT